CCACGAATGCTTGTGCTGCTGTGTTGATATCGGTCAGATTCATGAATTGTGTCCATGTATAAGGATAAGCGCTAGTTGCGATCCATTGACCATTTGGCGCATGCCACATCAACAATTTAAACTGCGCCGCGATCGTGTCTGGATCATCACTGATGCCAGCCTTTGTCATTAAATTGATCATGTAAACACGTCCGCTAGTTGCGCCTGTGGAATCCGTCCATTGCCATACACCATAACCGAATCCTGGTGCGCCATTGCCCTCATCGGCGGTTGGATTAGCATCTGATTCT